TAAATCCAAGAAGTTTGAAATTACCCTTGGCCTGCTGCCTCCAGAACCATGGCTCAAATCTCATATCCGGGAAGTCTTCCGTGATATTGTAATAATACTCCTTGGCAATCGCCAGATAAGCGCCGTAAAACAAAGAAAAGTGTGGTGAGTGATCTGCTTCTCTGAACTTGCTGAGCATGTAGCACGCCAGAGTATCAACATATGCCTGGTTGTGTGGGTCGTGGAGTTTGCTGTAGACTTTCGCTGACTTGCGGCCAGGAGAAGGGAGAGCAGGGTGCTGGGCGACAGGATAGGATCCCTGAATCATGCGGTATGCATCCAGTAAGTGGGTCATCTTGCAGAATCCAGAAATATCCTTTATGGTCTCGGTGGCGGCGCCATCCTTGAACTCGCGGACCTTGGCTGAAAAGGGACTAGACCGATAAGGAACAGCTCCGATGAACTCCTCCAGATGCCACTTGTGGTCAAAGCGTAAGAAATTGCCTAATTTCTTAGTCTTTGAAAATCTGAGCATACCGGGATGGGTTGTTTGGAGAGGCTTGAATAGCGGTTCAAGTGCGGATCTCAGATTCGCGGATGGAGGGATATCCCAGATGGCTGGTAAAGGAAGAGTCTTCGTCTGAAGGGACGGATAGGGCGAAGACATTACTTTAGGGCAGAACATGGAATAGAGATAAGCGACGCACAGCTACGCTGCGCTTGTGCGTTCGCGTTATTCACATGAAAACTCTCTAACCTTTAGTTACTATGGCAGCCTCAGCAGCAATGAATCTACAGATGAAGAAGTTCAACATGTCACAAATCCCAGAAGACGCCGTTTGCATTTTCATCGGCCGTCGCCGTACTGGAAAATCCACTCTCGTCCGGGATGTTCTCTTCCATCACAAGAACATCCCTCTCGGCACCGTGATCAGCGGCACTGAGGAATCCAACGACTTCTACAAGAAGATGGTGCCACCACTCTTTATTCACGGTCAGTACACCCCCGGTATAGTGCAGAACTACGTCGCGAGACAGAAGTTGGTCATGACTAAGATCATGAAGGAGCAGCAGGCGGGTGGGCAGTCTAGAATTGATCCCCGGTCATTCTTGATCTTAGATGACTGCTTATATGATGACAGCTGGACACGTGACTTGAATATTCGCTATCTTTTCTTGAATGGGCGATGGGTGAAGGTGTTCTTTTTGATTACTATGCAGTACCCTCTCGGTGTTCCACCAGTGTTGCGTACAAATGTGGACTATGTGTTCATCTTGCGTGAGCCGTATCTCAATAACAGAAAGCGTATATATGAGAACTACGGATCCGCCTTCCCCTCATTTGAGTTCTTCTGTCAAGTGATGGACCAGTGCACGACAAATTACGAGTGTCTGGTTGTAAGCAACAACACACAGAGTAATAAGATTGAGGATATCATCTATTGGTACAAGGCTGAGCTCCACGGTGATTTCCGTATTGGTGACCCCCGATTCTGGGAGCACAGTGCTGCTCATTATATTGAGGCCGAGACAGCTGAGACAAACAAATATGATCCGTCTGCTGGGGTCAGGCTGAAGGGACCTGCAATCCAAGTCAGGAAATCACAGTAATTATTTATGTTAGTAAATTAGATAGATGTCAGGAAATGGAGAAGCTCCTAAAAAAGGAAAAGGAAGAGGAAAAGGAAAGAAAGAAGCAACTCCTGCAAATTCTGGGGCAGGAGGAGCCCCAGTAAATGTAGTAGTACCAGCTGCGGCAGCAAATGTACCTGTACCTGTACCTGCAGCAGCTGCAGCAGTAAATGTACCTGCACCTGCAGCTGCTGCACCTTTTGTAGCTCCACCTTTACCAGCTGCAAATTCTGGAGCAGTAGAACCTCCACTTTTAGGAGGAGGAGCTAATTCTGGAGCTGCAGCACCTGCAGCAGTTACAGGGCCAGTAGAATTTCCACGCGGTTTAGTAAATCCAAAAGGTCCTAAATATGTTAACCGACCCGTGGCAGATATTGTAGCAAACTTTAAAAGGGCTGCTTATAAAAGGGCCGCTGAACCAACAAATTTCAAACTTTCTAATTCACCACTCGTAATGCCAACAAGACCTATACCTTTTTTACGACCACCTTCGCCAACAGAACTTTCAAGAAATATAAGTCGGTATTTAGGAGTTGGAGATGCTGTAGCAAATACAAAGTTAATCAAAGAATTAATGGATGAATTCCTTTTAATGGATTTAGGATCTCCTTTTATCTCTAATGGGTCTGTTTTAGATTATTCAATTTATCATCATCCTAGCCATGCTGTAATGGAAGAAGCGCTTGTAGTAGAAGGAAGTCAAGGAATTGATAAATTTCCTAATATGAAAGGTGATAAACATTTAACTGCTGTAATGCTAGTAACAGATTTAGGGTCAATTGCGTATGTTAAATGTGGTACAGAATGGTACAGTGCGAATACTAAGATGGGTGTCTTAGAAAGTCATCTATCAGGTATACTAATCAATTGGTCAAATGTAAAAGATTCTAAATTTGCAGTATGTTTTTATAGTTTATTACCTTTAAGAAATATACATTCATATGGAGAAGGGACTGTAATATTTAGCGGAAGAAATCATACCGATGTTTCTCCTGCAGCTGTAGCTGAAGCTACTGCGGTTGCTGCGCCTATAGCAGCAGGGGCAGCAGCTGCAGCAGCAGCTTCGGAAGCTCCGTTAGTAGGAGGTGGTTCTGCAGCTGCTGCAACAGCCGCAGCTGCAGGAGGTGGAAGGAGTAAATCTGCCGCAGCCGCGGTGGTTCAAGCAGAATTAGCAACTCCTATTACAGAAACATCTCATATAGATTCATTATGTAATGTATTATGTTTTGCTTCTGGATTTAATGAATGTTTTGTTAGTGAACATTTAAATCAACAAGTTGCCCTTGTAACAAGGAGGGTTGATACAAAATATAATCCCCCAGTTTTTTTCAATCTATTTGAACTATTATTAGGAAATGAGTATGTAGAAGAAAGACAAAGATTAGTGGGAAGAGAAACGGTGAACTCCGTATATAATAGTTATATGAATTCAAGACTTGCTGAAATAAATGCAACCATACATGCATTAACAACTCAAATTTCACAAGGAGAATATATTAAATCTGTTTTATTACAGCGAAAATCACAATTAGAAGCTCAAGAGGCTAGTGTATTAACGACAATTGTAGCTAATCCTGTTGCTCCTGCTACAACTTATATAAGCCAATGGGGCCCAGATCAGTGGGGAAGATATGATGCAACTCAAATGCTTGCTTCTATACGTGGATTCGCGCTTCCACAATTAAATGCAGAATTACAATATTGTCAACATCATTTAGATGATTATAATCGTCAACTACGAGTAAATCAATTACATGGTAGGCAAATTACTGAAAAATTATCAGCTATTAGAAGCCTTCAAGAAGGATTTAACCAAAGGAATGCAGCTGCTATTAGTACCAGACGAGGATTAACTAATGCAAATCTTCCATCACTAGGACCCTTAGGCGGAGTAAGATTAGAAGGTACTGGAAGTATATGCAGGGCTTTAAATTTTCTTACAGCAATGTTATTTCGTCTACGTGTTATTCTTTCTATGCCTAAAGTGCGTATACCTAGAGCGACAGCTTCAAAAGTCCGTTACTCTCGTCGTCGCCAAACTAGAAGAAAGCATGGTAAATTTGCATCTCTTAATAAACACAAATTAACAAGGCGTCAGGCGTCTGTGTTAAAGAGCAAAATGAAGAATCAGAGGAATAGGACTGTAAGAGCAATAAGAATGGGTATGCCTCACTATATTGCAGCTCTTGCACAAATTCAAGATATAGGTCAACTAGAAACAGCTATAAATAATCTAAGGATACATGGTGCTACTCAAGCACAATTGGCAGGTCAGGTGGCTAGATTAGAACGGATGAAGGCAAACGCTGCAGCAGGAGCAAGAATGGCTGAAAGTAATAATGAATGAAAATGCATTCTAGAAAAGTCAAATGAGAATTAAATTTAAAATTTATAATTAACATTATCATTAGATAATGTTAGGTATACCAAATTGGGCATTATTCTTACTTTTAGTAGGCACTTGTGCAATCCTACTTGGACACGCGGCCTTTTTGAACGAGGGGTTCACTGCAGGTGAACCCGGCATTCCATGTGGCGTTGATATGCCAACCTGTGCAGAAGGCACTGTTTGTATGAACGGATTCTGTCAGAGACCTGCAAAACCTACTTTACTAGATAATGAGCTACCTGTTTATCCTAAGGGATCATTGAATCCATCAACCCTATAAAAATCTAGCACCTGAACAGAAGGATGTTAAAACTTGGATCAGGAATAGGTCTTGTATTGGCTGTCACATTTGTTGCGTTTATTTTGACTAAGCTCTTCCAACCCTCCAACAAGTACGTGGGCAGGTGGAAGGGAGAATCTGCCAGGCTCCCCTGTATGGCCAATAATGTGTGCCCCAGCGGCCAGAAGTGCTCTGGTGGATTCTGCAGTGAGGGATTTATGGCACCTATAAATGTTTCAACTGATATGTCATCTTGCAGTGCAAAGGAGTGCAATGGAATCAACGCACCCTGTGCTAGAACTGGAACTCCTTGTGAGGAGGGGACATTTTGCCAGGGTAATCAATGCATTCCTATTGCTGCTCCCGACCAGGGCCAGGCATACAGTCAGATCGGCGGCATTTTATAAATTTAGTCCAGAGGTGTCTGAACAGTATTCTCAGGTGCCTTTTCGGGTGCCTCAGGTACCTTATCGGCAGCCGCCTTCTTCCTCTGAAGAGCAAGGTCCGCAGGGCCATCAAACATAGACCCCCAACCCTCAGAGGAATTCCCGGCTCCCTCTGAAGATTGGTTTGTTTCACTAGTAGCTGCGGTAGCTGCGCTAGTAGGCCCTGCCTTCTTAGCACTCTTCAGCAGCTCATCACGCTGCTCACTCATGAACTTCTCACGAGACTCCTCATTCTCCTTGTAGTTCTTCATCAGCATGTTCAGCTGATCCTCTGCGTACTCCTGGTCCTGGACCTGGTGGGGCTTAGGATCCCAAGGCAACCACTTGCCCACCTCACCCAGAAAGATATTGTGGATCGTATCATTGCGCTGGAGCTTCTTAGACATGGCCACTGCCTCCGCGTGAGTTCCAGTGACTCCCCGGACTTTGAGGCCGCGCATAGATGTCCGGAACTCATTCTTGGCGAAAAAGTCCTCCTCCAGCTTGCTCTGGTTCTTAAAGAGGAAGTCATCATATGCCTCCTTGATGGTTGTCTTCTTGATACTTGCGTCATTCTCCTTTACGAAAGTCTGGTAGGTCTCCAGAATAGTGCCGATATTCAAACGGGCCTTACGGCAGACTGTGGCTGCACCACTCAGATCAGGGCCTAGGGCATCCAGCTTCTCAGATTCTGCCGTTAAACTGTTGTTAACTCCCCGGACAAGAGAAACAAGGAAGGTCTCCAAATTTCTCATCTTATAATCAACCTCGTACTGCTTGAGGAACTCGCCAAAAAAGTACTGGTCCTTATTTGCAAGGACATTTTCAGGACTTAGGAAGGACAAAAGTACAAACTTCTGGCTACGGATCTCGGGGTCCTCCTCAAGAAAATCTTCCTTTGGCTGATCCTTGGAAGAACTCATTATATGGTTAGTATACATTCAAAACTCTTAAAGTAAGCGTAGCCAACTCTAATCCCAATAAAAAATCTAGAGGTCAGGTATAAGGAATGATGGACCTCTCTGAAGTGTTAGTCTCCGTACTAAAGTATCTGATTGAGGGCCTGGTTGTGGCCTTTGTGGCCGTTCTGGTGCTGAACCCCAAGAAGCCTAACTTCGGTGAGGTGATGACCATTGGTGTGGCCGCCTTTGCCACCTTTGCACTGCTTGACACTTTCTCTCCTTCTATTGCCGTGACTGCTCGCCAGGGTGCAGGCTTTGGTATGGGCGCCAACCTGGTGGGCTTCCCCCGCATGTAAGCGCTTTTTGAAAAAAAGCGCGCAAAAACCGAGCAAATTAGAAGATAGAAAAATTAATAACAGCTTTTGCCTACTTTTGAAAAAGTATACAAAAGAGTTTAGACCTGAGAATCAGACTTTGACCTACTCCTGCTCCTTGCCTTAGCGCCTATAGGATTTTCAGTATAATTCAGAGACTTGCTCCTGCCTTTAACACTATCAGAGAATGACGTGAATGCCCACTTGGGTGGTTTAGTGTTAGGAGGACTAGGTGCCTTCGGCGCCTTTTGTACCTTCGGCTCATCATCATAACAGCAATTCAGTAAAACCCGTGTAAAGCAAGGGATGCCAATAATTACAACTATAAAGATATCAATATTAATACCTATTCCCAAGAATACTTCCCCCATATAAGGAGGACAGGTCCGAGAATTTAAACAATAGACTGCTACAATTGGAAAGAATATTGCAACTAAAAGGATTAATAGAACAAATGTACAACACAAAGGATTTGATAGACACTTTATGTCTTGCTTGTATTCTTTATTCAGACACTTTTGTATTTTTGATATTGGTAGTTAACCTTTAATAAAAGTTAACTGTCAATTTTTATAAAATGAACTAATAACGACCTTTTTTAGCAGTTGTTCTCCTCTTTACTTTATTTTTTTTAGATCTACCTCCTTTTAGACCTTTAGCTCTCGCACGAGTCAAAGCGCCACTAAAGTCTGCAAGTGCAGCACTAGCGGCACCTGTAGCTTTAGCGGCAGCAGCTTTAGCAGCGTCAGCAGCAGCAGTGGCAGCAGGGCTAGAAAGTGCTGCAGTAGCGGCACCTGCAGCTTTAGCGGCAGTAGCTTTAGCAGCGTCAGCAGCAGCAGTGGCAGCAGGGCTAGAAAGTGCAGCAGTAGCGGCACCTGCAGCTTTAGCGGCAGTAGCTTTAGCAGCTTCTGCAGCAGCAGTGGCAGCAGGGCTAGAAAGTGCTGCAGTAGCGGCACCTGCAGCAGCGGTAGCTGCATCAGTGGCAGCAGCTGCACCTTTACCAAGTGCAGCTTTAGCAGCAGCAGCTGCATTAGGAGCAGCAGGAGTAGCAGCAGCTGCAGCAATAGCATCATTAGGAGCAGCAGCAGCAGTAGTAGGAGCAGCAGCAGTAGGAGCTGCAGCAGCAGGGGTAGCAGCAGCAGTAGCAGCACTAGGAGCGGCAGCAGGAGCAGTACCAGTAGCTGCAGCAGCATTAGGAGCAGCACCAGTAGCTGCAGCAGCATTAGCAGCAGCAGTAGGAGCTGCAGCAGCAGGGGTAGCAGCAGGGGTAGCAGCAGGGGTAGCAGGGCTAGCAGCAGTAGGAGCTACAGCAGCATTAGCAGCAGCAGGGGTAGCAGGGCTAGCAGCAGGGGTAGCAGCAGGGGTAGCAGCAGGGGTAGCAGCAGGGGTAGCAGCAGGGGTAGCAGCAGCACCTTCTACAGGACTCTCTCCAGGTTTAGGAGAAGCAGACCCCTCTCCAGGTCTAGGAGAACTAGCTACAGATTCATTTGCAGATGCAGATTTAGAATTTTTTTTACGTGGACCATTATTTGGGGTTGTATTTGGTGAAAATGACACTTTACCTTTTGATTTACCAGATGCAGCCTTAGATGCAGGCTCAGATGCAGACTTGACATTAACACTCAACGGAGGATTCCTCTTAGCCTGTTCTAATTTATTGA